GAACTTAAAAGAGTGCCCTGTGTCCACTGGGGATATAACAGCGTGACAAGCTTGTTGATCTTGTACCACATTTCGTCAAAGTCTTCCTTTGATGTTGAGTATAACGTAAAGCCTACTCCCACTGACCTTGTTGTTCCTTTGTACACTTGAACAGGATCCATTCGTCCGTATCCATCTACTGCTGTGTATGCAGGCTTTATATTGTCTGTTAGTGTTTTTAAGAACGCATGGAATGATATTACTTCATTTGTTCTTAGATCTTGTATATAAAACGGAACATACTCAGCGTCGAGCCTGTCTTCAAGCCTAGCAACAACATCATTATCTATTCTATTAAACGATCCGTCGTGTTCTCTATCAAGATAAGTATTCTTTACTAAGCCAGATGCTAGCATTCCTCTCGCAGGATTTGAACCGTCAACGATTGTATTTAAGTCGACAGTTGCTTTCACAACATTTCTCGGTAGTAGATACATTGAAGGGACACTTGACTGTCTCCACGCAAGGCTTAACGGATTTGTTGTATTTGTCAAACCGGTATCTCTACTTTTACCCACTCTTGTTGCAGGCGTTGATGCCATCCCATCGACATCAAAAGGTCTTCTTACTGAAAGATTGTGAGTTTTTGAACCGTTGTTTGTTTTGAAAAATATATCACCCACAGTTGCTGCTGCATTTGCAAATTGAACAAGCTTATTTGATCTAACGATATCATATATTATAGAAAGTTGTTCTGAGCTATCAGACTCAAAACTTTCCATATTTGAAAATGCACTTGATAGGTTGTCGTAAGACTTAATAATCGATGAAGCAATTGACAACCAATACCCGGGTGCTTGCATAATATGCTCAGCATTCTTTGATGTTTCTAGGGAATCTCCGCTTGTTCCAAAAAACACTTCAATTCCTTTCTCAAAACACTCAGGATATGAGTAATCTGTTCTTACAAGCACAAGTTTTTTAAATATGTCTAGGGAGTATGTGTTTAGTTGGCTGTATGCTCCAAGAAGATACGGTCCGGGACCTTCATATGACTTATCCTTTGAAGCAAAATCTCCTCCTGACTCAGAGACTTTTTCTAAATCAGAAAATCTTATAAAATTTGAAATCTGATCCATAAAATCAACAGTTATTTTTTTTAAAGCGAGACAAGCAATAGAGGCTTGAATCTTGTGAGCTTTTCTATTTCTGCCATCAAAATGAAGTGACGGGTTGTATGTTGCACCATATGTTTTAGATGAATCTGCATCGGGATCAGCTGGTAGAAAACTTCCCTTTCCGTCTCTAAGAGATCCGCCTGTTAAATCTTCAGGGGATCCAGCAGCGTATTTTGCACGGGACGCTCTAAAATTAACCTCTTCAAAAGACTCAGCAGCGTATCTTGTAGATGCTATATCTGCAGATGCTATCTTTTTTTCAATACTCTCAACACCCTCTGACGAGCCGGGGGTGTCACTTACATCGTAGCCTGTTATCTTGTAAAGTATCGAAGCACCTACCTCTTTGAGTTCATCTATTGATACTTTCCCTTCATGCTTGTCAAAGTTTCCAAAATTTCGCTGATAAAGAAATGTCCCTTCTTCAGCATCTTTTCCTTCAAAATCTGCGTTATCAGTTCCCTGTGTTACAAAAGCTGTCTTATTTGAAACATTTGCAAATCTATTGTTGTTAGCTAACACACTGTGTACTGCTTGAACAACTTGACTTTCATCGCCTTCTGTTGATGGTAGCGTTATTCCTTGATTTTCTCTCTGTCTTCCTTCAACTTTCTTAAGTAAGTCATGACTATGACTCCCATCGCCTGTTTTGTCAAGAATATCTGAGATAGGTGTTCCGGCTTCATCAAAGTATTGACTATTTGAATAGCTCTCTAGCGAGTTTGATAGAGTGTCTCCATGTTCAACAAAAACAGACTCAGCGCCCTGTTCTTCAGCAAGGACTAAACTGTCACCCCTATTTGAAGGGGCAGCTTTCTCATTTCCAGGTGATAACCCATATATGTTTTCTGCGTTCTCAACGATATAGCTTAGATAGTCTCCAAGCAGGCCTTTGCCTTCTGTGTCTAAATCAAGCAGCTTCTCACCTGTCTCAGCATCAGTGCCTATGTCTACTTGCTCTTCTCTGCCTACAGTCCCTTCTTTATCGTAAACGTAAGACACAGAATCTGTCGGTAAACTTTTTGAATTTAAGAAGTTTTTAAGCGTTTCTCTAGACATCACCCATTCCAATTATCTCTCTAATCTTTGTTATAACTATGTCTCTTTTCTCTTTGTCAGACTCAATTTCTTTTAAAAACTTATACACAGGTTCTGACTGCTTAATAATATCAGCAACGTATTCTTGCATTTCTTTTCTTTCATTTTCTGTTAGATCAATAGACTCAATCATTCTTTGCAAATAATCATTTAAATTTTCCATAATTTACCTTACTAATATTAGCTTGCCTTTACTTCAAACTGAACTGTCCCACCTGCCCCTCTCCAATTTTTCATTGCTGTTGCAAGTACGTCTGTATCTAAGTTAACTTGTGTTACCTGTGTTACTTCTTTATCGAGTACTTCTTTTTGTTTTGTAGCTACTTCATCTAGCTTTTGACCCACAGCATCGATCAACTCTGTATACTTTGTCTCTGATGTTTTTATTAGAGTTTCTGTTTGTGTTTGTGAAGCCTTTAACTCATCAATAACCTGACTAGTCGGTCCTGAAGATCCCACTGACACTTTAACATTTTTTCCGCCGCCTAGCATCTGAATGAGGGGGTTATCGCTTTCTAAAAATTGGCCAGAAAGACTTTCTACAGCTGCTGAGGCTAGACTAAACATTGCTGTTTTGATTCTTTCTGCATTTTTAGGTGATGTTGTCAATCCGTCAAACATTGACAAGATGCTTATCTGGAGAGGGACGCCTAACGCGGGTGATGGACTTTGTGCCTGCAGGTCACTCGGTATTACACCACCGCCTTGGATGTCCCCTAAAAACTCGCCTAGTGCCTCACTTGCTTTCTTGCTAAGCTGTTCTCCAGAATCGGATGGAATCATTCCGTCGACGAGCTTGGGTTCAATCTCTGCTGCAAAGTCTGCTCCAATTCTACCGCCGGCAGCTGTAATTTCTGCTGAGACACCAAGAATCTGGTCAGCTAAGTTAGGAAACTCGAGCGACAATTCTAGCAATTCTACAGATGACAGTCTCCCTGTCCATTCTCCATCCTTTCCAGTCTTTGATTTAATAATTGCATCTATTCTATCGATATCGTCTTTAGTTAGATTTGCCTCCTCTTGGAGCTGTTTGAGCATCGCGATGTTCATTTCTGTGTATACTTCTCTTGAGCCCATGGATGCCCTCATTGACTCTTGAATTGTCTGTTCTACTTCAAGATAACCAGGTAGATATTTTCTAGGCTCGAGCATCATCTTGCTCTTCATTGATTGAAACTCATTACCCACCCGGTAGGCTTCCTCTGCTAGTGGGTCCATGACTTTCTTTTTCATGTATGCAGTCATTTCCTCTTGTGACTTCACTTCAATCGTCATTTGCTCAGTCATTGTCTGGAAAGCCTGTGCTCCAGTCTGTTCCTTGGCCTTGTCAGTCTCTGCCATGAGGTCCATCATCTCACGATCTTCTTGCATAAAGTTTTCAAAATCCTGAATTGACATTCCCATCTGCTGAGATGCTAGTCTCTTCTCGGCAAGTGTCATGTCCTCGACGGCCTTGCCGCTGTCTAGGAATGCCTCTCTCATACGAATCAAGAATTCTTCTTGGTCTTCGTTTGCAAGCATCATCATTTCCATCGCGTCGAAGTGAACACCAAACACTGTTGTCAGATTACCAAGGCTCTCTGCAGCAGTATCAAAGTTCATGAACTTATCAATCATTCCGCCGAAGCCTTGATACGATAGTCCTAGGGTATTTAAGTGACCTGCAATTCTGGCTGCTTCTGCTTCGCTGACATTACCAAAGCGCTTCACATCAGTTATGATGTCGACGATCTGGCCGCTTATTTCCTGAAATGATACCCCTGTCGCTTTTGATACAGCATCAGCATATTTTGTTATGTTAAGGAACATATCATTTGAAGCCTGTCCGGTTAATGCTATTGTTCGTTCCATGACATCAGAAACATCTTGATTAGATATTCTGAGCCCTTTATGGAACATTGACATCCTTGTTGCTTCAGCTTCTGTCATCTTATTGAGCATCAATCCGTGTTGCTGACCTAAATTTTCTCTTACTCTGAGGTAAGAGTCTGACATTTCTTTTTCATTCTTGAAAAACATCTCAGCAGCGTTAACTTGCTGATCATTTCGCTCAACCATGAAGTCTTTATTATTCCCAAGATGAGACTGGAATATGTGGTCTATGTCAGCAACAACTTCTCCAGCAGTTTCTGTTGCAGGTTTAGATATATCTGCTAGGCCACCGAAAGACCGCTGGAGAGGATCGTACTTGCCCTTACCATAACCTGCAATTTCATCGAGAACAGTTACAACAGCGCCACCCATGTACTGAACCCGGCCTAAAGCTGATTCAACTTTTCCTAGGGCCCCGGCTAAAGCGCCTGATGTCATGCCACCCATCCCAGGAATATTAACTCCTCCTGTAGACCCGGGAGTGCCTCCTGTGCTGAGACCACCAACTCCGCCACCTTGACCGAGTTTAGCGACTAGGCCGTCAATCGAATTAGTTTGGGTGCCTATTTTTTTTACAAGTTTCTCTAGCTGTTCGTCTGATATTGTCATTTACAAAAAGCTCCTCATAGAATAAATATCTAAGGGCGAGATTTCTTATTTATCTTTTCTTCAAACTTACTTAAGCTTTCAAAGTCGGGTTTGTCATTGTTGGAAGTTTTGTCCGTGTTGTACATATCTCGCTTTTTGTTAAAATGCTCTGTGAGTCTCTTTAGATACCATCTTCTGTATCTGACAGGTAAACTTCTTACCTCTGTGTAGCTCATATTTAAATGCATTTGCAAAGCGAAAGCTTCTTCAAGAAAAAGCTCCTTCCACTCATGTACTGGGCCAAAAAAACTCCGTTGTTACTGGAATCTGGATATCATTTTCATGTGTACAATTTTTGCACTTATAACTCCAACCCATATCAATTCCCGGTTCATTTTCTCTCATAAACTTTCTCAATGCTCTAGAATCATATGCAGGCATATACTGAATAAAGTGACGAATTTTATTCCTGTCAGTGACTTTATCAATTGATTCAATCGTCAATTCTAGTGCCCCTGTCACAGTTGTGTCAACAAGCGCGTTTAAGTGCTTTTTCATGACTTTTTCTTTTTCATCATAATCGCGTTGGTCATCAACAGTGCCATACTTAAATCTAACTTTCTTTTTTGTGACAGGTAGCTTGAACTCAAATAAATTTTTGCCTTCTTCGATAGGATTGATGCCTAGTCTTTTAATTGCAAGATCAGAAAGAATAACGTCAACTCTATTCATAGTATCACATTTTCTACATGTAGCCTCCACTGGATACTCTGGCCCATAGCCTGTAATCCTAATGGCGATCATTAATGCATTTCTATCGCCCATTGTTAGCTCGCTTGGATCTACATTGGGTTCTGCTATACAAGATGCAATTAGATGATCTAAAACTGTTCCTTCTTTTATCAATGCTCTAGAAGATAAAATATCTTCTTCTTTTGCTGTCATCGCTTTAATTTTTAGTGCTTCTTTTTTGTAGAGTGAACTTTCAGGATCATAAATAATCCCTTTAGAAGGGAGAGGTACTAATTCTACGGGTACTTCCCACCCGAAGTCTTCCTTCATTATATTCCTATTCTCTACATGATCTTTTGCTCGGGCCATACTTCAACTCCATAATATAAAAAATCCCTACAACAATTGTAGGGATTAATATTAACTATGTAAAATTATAAAAATTCTAAAATAATATTAGAACTGTAGTACGCAGTTATCAAACTTAATTGTAAGATCGATCATCATGACGTCGTCACCACCATAATCAAGTGAATTAAAGTTGACACCTGATAGAAACGCGCCCTTGATATCCCAAAGTTCAACAACTGTCCCAATAGGATCAAGCATCTTAAGTTGGATATCTCTCTTGTAGAAGTCTGCGTAGCCTGCCCGTCCTGAGACAGATTCATAGTGTGTTCTAATCCACTCCATGACCTGCTGTGCACCTGAAGGAGCAATTGGGTCGTGAAGCTTTACAGACAAATCTGAAAACTCGAGTTTCCCTGCAATTCTTCTGTAACTGTTAATAAAGTCAATTTTCTTTTCACCGATTGACACTTGTGGTCTTCCTGTTGAAGCAACCAAGAATGCATCAATTCCCTCAATAGCCAAAACCCACCGATAATTTCTTTTGGGCTCAAACTTATTGGGAAGCATATCGGTAACTGAAAGTGTTTCTGCCATTTGTTTCTCCTAAACTTATTAATATATATAACGAACTTTACTACTATAACAACTCTGAGCCTGCATTTGTGACAACAAAGTCTAGAGCAACAAACTCTACTGCTCTTGTGGGCTGGAGGAATATCTTTCCTCTGATTGTATTATTTTCAACATCTGCCTGTGTTGTGGTTGTTGTATCAATAATCACCTTGTATCTATCTACGCCGCTTAGTTCTTGAACTCTTTGGAGGATCGGATTAACCAGTGATGTAAACTTTTCTAAAGTTTCCTCTCTATTGGGTTCAAATAGAAGTGTATTTGCAACATTTCTAACAGATCGTCTAACACTAATTAGGAGTCTTCTTACATTGACTCTGTCTAGTGCTGAAGATGCCTGCAGGCATGTTTTCTGACCCCAGACAGTCAATCCTGTACCTGGGAATGCAGAGATTGGATTGATATCTGAATCGTAAAGATCATCTAAATTTGTTCTATTGAGCTTGACTGAAGCAGTTTCTACTGCAGAAAGTGCGCCTCTTGTAAATCCTGCGGGTGCAAACCATGGATGTCCTATTCTATCATTAAGACCGTAAGCGCCTAAAACTGCGACTGAGGGAGGTACCTGGATTAAAGCATTTGTTGCGGGATCTTTAATTGTTACATCTGGAAAGTATGCCGCGGCGAATGACGTGTCTAGAGCTCTATTCTTAAAGTCTGTTACAGTATTAAGCACATGTGGTTTTTGAACAGAGCTTGTAATGACAGTATTGACTTGATCTCTTTCTTCAATATCCATAATGTACATTGCATCGAATCTTCCTTCAACAGAAGAAATTGCGTAGTCTGTAATTGATGTATGCCTCATTCCTGGTGTTGCAAGTAGTTGAATTTCAACATCTGACTTAGACCCCATTACATCGACTGCTTTTCTAAATGCCGCGACGGACTGTCCTGATGTTCCGCCCTGTGCTGATTCATCGTCCATTTCTCTCTTAGCAGATACATTCGTTAACTTACTCTTGTCAGAATTAAACATGTCTGTTCCATCAAAACCTCCCTGAAGGGGCATTGTGAATTTAATATATTTTCTGTTTCCTGCTCTATCCAAGTCTGTTACTTTGAATTTTCTTGTCTTGTTAGGATGATTTGCTACAATACCACCTTTTCTAATATAAGAAGCACTTAACCATTGTTCGCTATCAGCGAATCCATCAGAAGCTGTTACAACTTGAACTCTTTCAAGTGTGAATATATTATTGTTGAACACGTCTGAGTCTAGAATAGCGCCGTTGGCCATGGCTGCGCCGGCATTGTTACCTACTGAAAATGCTGTTGTATCTTTTCTGTGTGTTGGGAAGTATTTGACAAAAGATCTCCAAGACTCATCAATTAAACCTGGCTTGTTGGGTTCTGTTGCGCTTGTTTTTCTAGTTGTTTGCATTCCCCAGTAGTATCTTGAATCAACTTTCTTACTAAGACCTGTTCCCAAAGCAATCGTGTCTCTATACGGGAGAGGAGGTTCGACAACTCTTGATAGGAAAGAAGCTGACATAAAGTATGTTGCAACATCATTTGTAAGCATTGTGCCAGACGTTACTAAGTGATTAGGACCCCTATAACCCATTGGAAGTGCTTCTTGCGGTACCTCTTTCTTCACCATTTCATCAGACATTTTAACTCTGATGTATCTAGATCTTACTGGATGAGTTCCGTCAACAACAATTTTTTGTGACTCAGAACTAGCATCAAAGTTAAAGAAGATATTTTGGTCACCTACAGCTCTTGCAACATATCTGTCGGACCCAGGATCTAAGCTTAGTCCTCTAAATGATTCTAGTACTTTCTTTTCATCATCAGAATCAACAAACTGCCTCACAACTAGATCAAATTTTCCAAATTTATTTGTGTCTGATGTTGCTCGTGAGATATTCTCGATTGACACTTTGAGCTTCTCTGCTTCACCTTTTCCGTCGTTGAGAGCAACTACTTTAAAAAGATTATATGGCCTATCAAACTCTTGTGATATAACAAACGGTGTAAAAGCAGCTGAGAATCTGTCTTGGAAATCTTCGTACGCAGGAACATTCCCGAATGATGTTGCAGATCTGTTAACTGATGATGTCAAGATGAAACCAATATCTTGCTTTGAGACCCCTGAACCTACTGAATATTTTGCTGTTGCACCTGTACCTGTGACCGCAGCTAGTGTCGGATATATGTCATAATGACTGTATAGATAATGACCCTTTTCTTCAATCTTGAGAGGGTCTGTGTTAAATACATTTGGAAAGTAATTTGGTGCAGTCATATCAAATGATGCAGTCAAGTGTGTTAGATTTGACGCATCACCTTTGTAGCCGTTCATAAGCATGACGAATTCTTTTGTAGTTAGATCAACAGAACCCGTGATTCCACCTGTTCGTCCTGAGAATACGTCATCGCTAGCTGCTGCTGTCGCTGAAACTGCAGGTGCTGTTGTTGTAGCGCATCCGTTTCCGCTCAAGTGAAGAATAACACCACTTGGGGCAAGAAGAACACCACGAAGAATTGGTACAGCGTGATTATTCTCAAAACCTTTTGTAAACGCACCAGCTGTTGCTGATCCAGCGCCGCCGATAGAATAGTTGTCAACATTACTAGTGATTGTTCTATTTCCAGCAGTTCCAGCGACGTTCTGCGTAATTGTTATATTATAGGGATCAGATCCTGCAACTGAACTAACTGTTACTTTTGAAGCAATTGAACTAGCTTCTATTGCAGTCTTAAGGTTATTTATTCCGTGTTGTGCACCGGTTCGGGCAAAAAGAGCTGTGCCTGTTGTACCATCTGTATCTGTAGCATGGCACTGAAATGTCTTTGACGTTCCGTCAGTTGTAACAATTGTAAGTGCAGTCCCGGGTGTCGGTGCGTTTGATGCAACAATATTAACTGATGCTGCTGCGGCTGCAGGATCGCTTGTTTGTATGCCTGCCTCACTAAAGATAGTGCTTCCGTTTGACTCTGACATGAAACATCCAAGAAAGTATGTTCTTCCCTTGTGAGAGCCTGCGCCGGTATTACCATATTTGTTATTTCCAACGTACCCGTTGTCTTGAACTTTTCTATCACCTACTACGAATCCAGCATTTGTCACAACACCCGATGAACTATCTCTCTGTTTTCCGTCACCGATACCAAGAACTCTTATGTATGTGCAAGCTCGTGCGCTCTTGAGCCATTCGCTAACTGCAATTGGTCCAAATTTTTCTCCATCTGCACCACCAAAAATAGACGTAAACTCAGAAAAAGTCGCAAATGTCACAGGAACAAATGCAGGTCCAGAAGGAGATGTCCCGATAATTCCTGCAGGTGTACCTTGCGGTCCTGTTGGTGTAGGACCAGAAAGATCTATCTCTCTTGTGCTGACACCTGCTGATTTAAACGTCAATTCTGCCATGTAAAATCTCCAATATTATTTCCATATTCTTATATATGCCTACTCAAAACTTACGCCTGAATTTGTGATTATAAAGTCAACTGCAATGAATTCAACTGCCCTAGTTGGTACAAGAATTATTTGACCATTTAGTCTATTTTGCTCAATATCTTCCTGTGAGTTATTAGAAGAATCCATAACAACCTTAAACTGATCAACCCCTTGCTGAGATTGAATCACTGAAAGGAGTGGGGTTACTTGAGCAACAAATTTTGCTCGAGTAGCGGGTGTATTCTGTTCAAATATTAATTTGTTTGCGGCTTCTGATACGATTCGCTTTACTTCTAAAAGCATTCTTCTGACATTTACTCTGTCAAGTGCAGATCTTGCCTGTTGGAGCGTCTTTTGTCCAAAGATAACGAATCCAGTATTCGGAAAGCTAGCAATAGGATTAATTCTTGCCTCATACAAGACATTCCTATCTTCTGTGTTGAGTTTAATTTCTGTATTTAATACATCGCCCAAACCCCCACGATTGAATCCAGCAGGAGCAAACCAGGGATAAGCAACAGCATCATTGTGAGCTAAAGCACCAATCGCGGCAATTGAAGCAGGCATATTAACTGCGTCATTGTTCACTGGATCTGTTTTGATAACATCTGGGAAGTAAGTCGCAACATAGTTGTTGTCAATCGCCCTGCCTTCAAACTGTTCAACAGTTTTTCTAACATTTGGCCTGACTGTTGCATCATCATACAACCTATTGCCATCGTCGTCAAAAGCAGCCATGTCCATCAAGTAAATTGCTTTACTATAATCACGTGTTAAATCTGAAACATAATCTGTTACAAAAGTGTCTCTAATCCCTGGCGAGGCAATGATATTGACACGTGTCGCTAGAGGATCTGTCATGATTCTGGCTGCTGTTCTGTATGATGCGATAGAATTATTTTCGATACCTGCACCTGGAGATGAGTCTGATGAAAGATTTTCATAGCCTCTATAGTCACCGGCTGCCTTTCCGCCAGACTCAACTGAAGATCCTTTGTCATTCATCAGTCGCTGGTCTCTGTCTAAGAAGTTTAGTCCATCAAAACCTCCGTACAGCATATTTGTAAATTTAAGATAGTCTGTAAATCTATTAAAGTATGTTGCAGAGTCTGCTGAAACTAGAGATGCAAAACTTAATCTATTTGTTGCTGTTGATGCAATATCATTTAGATCATATCTTGGCGTCTTTGGATTTTTGTCTCTTAAGTATGCTGCCTCTCGCATATGCTCTGCTGCAGAACCTGTTATTTCAGATGAAACTGCTTCATCTAATGTTGATGCTGCTGTTGAGTGATTATTTAATGCAACTCTTGCTAAAGTAAATTTATTATTACAGAATTCATCCGCACCGGATCCAGTATGCAAAGCATCCAGCTTTTGTATTCCCAAGAATTTTCCGTATGACTCAATGAGAGGATTTTTCGTAGAAGATGCATTTGACTGAAGCACTGCACTTCCAATTGTGCCTGTCAGTGGGAGTCTTTCAAACTTAATTCCCCAGAAGTAACGATTGTCTGCAAGTTCTAAGCTACCTGGATGTCCTGTAAAAATAGGTGTTGTACTGTTATTTACTGCGCCTCTTGTTTGCTTGAATCTTAGCGGAACGGGTGGTACAATAGAGTGCGACAAGAATTGAACTACTGTTGATGTCTCTGCTGTTGATGGTAACATTCCTAATCTTGTACTAGTTGAACCAATTGGAAGTGTTGAAGTGTCATCTGTCAAATTATCATTTAACTTAAGCGTGGGCAACCCTCTAAATCCGAATGGCAAGCAAGACTGTGGAATATCTCCGTCTTCAGCGCCTGCACTCATAACAATTCTAACATACGCGGACCTGTTTGGTCGCTTACCTTCTACATTCACTCTTCTTTCAGATTCTGATTCGGCATCAAAATTATATGCTACTTTCAAGTCTCCGACCTTATTTGCAACATAGTTTTCGTCAGCAGGGTTTAATGTACAGAGAGGATACTGTTCATAAATTCTCATGTCCGTGTCGGTATCATAATAGTCTCTAATAAGAACTGAGAATGTCCCGTACGGATCTTTTGGGTTTGTTGAACGTCTAAGGTTTGATATTGAGACTTTTACTCTTTTATTTCCTGAAACTCCGTCATCGAGTGATTCAAAATGGAATAGATCATATTCAACAGAACCATATGGCTGTGATATAAACGACGTTGTTTTTGCTGCTTGGTATCTTGTGTTAAAAGATCCGTAGATATCTCTAAACTTCATGGCTGGGTCCCCGCCAGATGAAGTAGACCCATCAGTACCTGATAGTACAGCAACAGATGTGCTTGTTGCGTGATAGCTTACTTTTGCAACTTCACTTTCAACTGCAAAGTCACCATAAAGAAGGTGTTGCTCAGTGTGAAATCTATCAGGATTAGTATTTAAAATTTTCCCAATATAAAAATTACTTGTGGGATCTAACGACGCAGTTAGAATTTTAATTCCAGAGAAACCATCATCATTTTCAAACTTTGAGCCTAATGCAGAAGACACAATAAGCTTAAACGTTCCTGCTGTATCTGTTCCGTCATATGCACTAATTGTAGCATCATCTCTCTCAAGGCCTGAGCCACCGGGATAGCTGCTGCTATGATTTAAGATCTCGAGTCGGGTCCCTGAAGCAGTCAAGACCATGCCCCTCACTAGCGCAACTGTTGAGCCTCCCGATATATTAAAAGACTGGTTGTCTGTGAAGATAGGATACCCTACTGTCTCAAACTCTGTCGAAACATCGTGAGCAGCTGCGATAAATTGCACTGTGCCTTGATATTTTGATGAATGAGACGGAGATTTTGTGCCTACCAGTCTGAATCCTGCATTTTTTACAGTGCCTTTTGTCTGTGTTGTTGCAATGTCACCGGTTGTTGAATTTGCTCCTGCACCAAGTACTCTGATATACGTAATTGCTGTTTTGCTTTGCAAGAAAGCATCAACTGCATAGGGTCCAAATAGATCCGGATCAAGTGTTCCAAACTTTCTTTCAAAATCTAAGAAAGACCCAACAGTAACAGGAACAAATGCAGGTCCTCTAAGGGAAGTACCAATTACACCTGCTGGTACTCCTTCAATTGTTTTTGTTCTTCCAGATAAGTCGACTTCTTTTTCGAAAAAACCCGGTGATCTGAATGTCTGTTCTGTCATCAATCACTCCTATTTAACATACATAACTATCAACTTCATAACGAAATTTCCGTTGTTTATTATTCGTATTGCCTTTCTATTTTCTTAACTATCAGGGCAGAAGCAACAGTTTCACCAGTTCTTTTATCTCTACTTAAAACTTTTGAAAACAAAACCTCTTCCTCCCCTGTAAATGGGTTGATTATTACTTGCTCGATATCTTCAGAAGTTTCACCTCTTTTTTCTGATCGTATCTCTTCAATATTAGTTAAATCATTCAAAACATGTCTTTTTGTTTTTTCCAATTCTCTTTCTGGTTGATTGTTAAAAACAACATTTGCGCTTGGCTCGTCGTAACCAAAATCAATCATGGGAGCTGAAGTATATGCTCTTAAAAGGTTTGGAAGGCCTGGGTGTTTGGGATTTATTATATACCCAGGTACTGTGAAACTCATAGTATGCTTAATAACTCTTTCATCATCTGAATAATTGTCAAAATTTGTGTTACTTGAAAATGAGGGTTTGAAAAATGCGACCAGTTCATATCCGCCGTCTGTTTTCATTGTAATTTCCTCGCCTTGACCTTCAAAGTTAACAATTAATGTCTCAATCATCTCATTTGCTTGTGAAAGATATTGTGTCCAAAAAACAACATCATAAGTTATAGATAAAAATTCTGGATATGGAACTTCTATTACTTCAAAAATATTATTTCCTAAATTAGCATCTAAAGTTATCTTCCCGCCCTGTGATTTGAAAGTTAAATTTTGGCCTTGTCGACGGGATGCAGCAGAACCGGCTTTAGCAATGTTTCCCGGGACGATGTCGCTTGATAAAAAATTTCTTCTAGATGATACATTTTTTTGATTTGTCAAACCCATCTTATTAATGACATTCTGATAATTCCTATCTCTATCACCTAATCTTTTTTTAATTGTATAGCTTGGTTGTTCTCTAAAAGAGATGGGAGTCTTTTTTCCATTCATTTCGGCAGAAAAATCTATATCTCCCCTCATTATAGAAATAATTGGCAAAATCAAAGCATTATTTTTATCTCTAATCGGATTTTTTCTTCTTGTTAGCGCGAATCTTTCGCCAGCGGCGAAAACAACAGGGACTTTCTTTGCCTCACCTTTTTGTGTAACTTGAAAATTAAGTTTTTCATCAAATAGTTTGAATACTGCCCTGTCGATATCTTCTATGCCTATTGAAGGAAATTCGAAATTCTCAGGAGCATTATCACCTTCAAACTGTTTAATGATTTTATTTCCTTTTTTAACGGGCATTATTCGTCATCTCCGTAAAATGAAGATCCTGATTCTGCTGTTTCCCCTTTAGGAGAAACTTCTCTGGGCTTGGAGATTGGTTTTTCTAAGACACCTTTTGTTTGAAGATCTCTAGAGTCTGCAGTTATGCCCAGCCTGTTCTTGTCATGGCCTCGTTGCTGAACAAATGTTTCTTGGACTGCATCTTTGTCTGTATACTGCTCGTCTGTCGGACCGTGTATCTTTGAAATAAACTGTCCCTTTCTTGACTGTTTCCCTGTTATCGTTACAAATCGCTTGTGTTCTATTTGACCAAAAATGGTATCAGAAGACGGTGCTTTTATAACTTCAAAGAATACTGTGCCGAAAGAAAAGAAATCTCCCTCTAATATTTCAATTCCTTTTTGAAGCAAATCTCTTGACTGGATATAGGCTTCTATAGTAAAATTTTCTTCTGATCCAAATCTAGTTGTTGAAACTTCTTGAGGATTATACTTTACTAAGCATTCAATTTCAATTGGGTCGTCAAATACCTTTTCAACTGCTTCCTCATACACGTCATGAACTTTTGATTTAAGCTCTGAAATTGGGAAATAATAAATTTTTTGCCCAATAACATCTTTGACAATTTCTTTCGAAATATCGTTAATAAAATCAAGTTCTCTTGGCGTTATAAAAAGTCTTCCCACTAGTTACCCCATAAATATTGCTTTGCCATTCGGAACAGGAATAAATTTTAATTGTTTATTCATGTTTTCTGCTCTTAATGACTGCATTTCTATTAGTTTGTCATAAGTCATTGTATCTAACATTTCCTTTAGCGTTGTTATCAGCTTATCTTTATCCTCTCTTCCCTGTGATATTAAATCAGTTCCATTTAGAGAAACCTCAGCGCCAGGAACTGGAATATTTCCAAATTTTGATCTAATTAAACCCAAAGACTCTCTTGATAGAGAAACCGTGTATTGTCTTATCCACTGTCGACCTATAGAGTTAATTCTATTGTATTGAATGTTCCCAAAAGGTATGTTCCCCATGTTTGAAACTCCATAAATTGATGCATCAATATACGAAGGTGATTCAGGATTCGGATATTGGCGAACTCTTAACCATAGAATTTTATTGTCTGTGTTGGGTGTTGGAAACAGCCTAATTTTTGTGCCTTCGACACGATAGCTATAATTTGATCTTCTTACCCTGTTTGATAAATCAAGCTGGCCTGCTCTTAGAATATCTTCAAATACAGGCAATACATAAAATATTGTCTCGGGTGTGAATGATTCAAAGCTAAACTCATTGTTGAGGTAGTTTATTGCAGATGTTGTATCAAAGAATCTATAAGCTGCTTGAGGATTAAAATGAAACACTTCAACAATTTTCATCTTCCCTTGAGTGGCGCTGAATATCGCGGTGCCAGCGTCGTCTTTTAGTTCCGAATACATATCGTAATCTTGCTGGCCGTTTTTCAATGTAATTGACCCAGAGACCATGTTATAAGAGCCTCCGATGCCGGCTTCCATCGCGTATGGCTCTGCGAATCTCGACAAATACTCAAGATTATCTCTTGGGTACTTTTCTTCACTTCCGCTCATTATTGATCCAGTTGGAAATCCTAAATAATTTACAAGCTGTGACTTTGCTTGATATTGATTTAGTATTGAACTGTATTCTAAAACAGCTTCTTCAAAATTAGCAAATATTTGTTTTTTTGTAAGCTCGACAGATAGAATATCATCTCCCATCTTTCTCTTTACAAATGTAACCATGCTATCAGCATCTGTCCTGAAATCAGATTCACTATCGTATATTCCAAACGGTGTGGGATTTGTTATTTGTGAAAATATTGCCACTGTTTCACCTCATAGCTTCTAATATATACTTTAATATATAGGCTAAAACAACTCGACAAAAAACACAAAAGATACTTTCATTAAAAATATATCTGTTCAACTTTCTTTGTTCTATATATTTTTAAATTTTATTTTAGATGGTTATTGGATGGACGATCCGACAGCACCTATAATCATAATAATGACAAAAAATAGTAGAAAACCCATTGAAAAACAAATTTTTAAAAGATCAGAAAATGTTATGTCTTTTCTTTTGAGCCATCTTAATACTTTCCAGTTTTTCATTAGCTATCGTATTGTCCTGCTAAGATATCACTGCAGCACTCAATGATTGCTGCCTTTGTGATTGGGCAAGAACAACACTCAACTAGACATATAACTGCAGCACAACAGTCTTCACGAGAAACTGTTCCCTCTGATTCTCCACCGAGGCCCATGAGGCCTGCCTGATGGCCTATTCCCATGGCTTCATCAGGAGATAAGTCAGAAAGATCACCTGTGTAATCAAATTCTTCTCTTTCTTCCTGGCCTGTTGAGTATCCGGCTCCGAATGCTGAGTCCTGGTCCATTTCCATATCATGCATATGCATCTCTGATACTGGGCGGAGGTCTTTCATTCCTAACATTTTCATTTCACTTAAAATCATTCTATGCAGATTTTTTCTATCTAACTTCATTACTGTCTCCTAAATTGTCAGCTTTAATAAATATCACCATAAATATCAAAATAAAAAAAAAGACACCCGAAAGGGTGTCTTTAAGTATCATAACACTAATTAAGTATTAATCAATATATCCAGCCGCGTTTCCTGGGTCAGGTGCGATGTCGCCGCCGGCGATTAAACCGTTCGCTCCATGAATCTCAAGAAGCCACTGTGTTGTACTTAATGATGTAAGTTCGTATATGTCACCGATCTGAAAGTGTGTTGCAGCGAGCTTCACCATCGTGTTGGCAGTTCCATTCACACCAACAACAGTCGTGCTTGATTCAACAACAGCCTGTGCTTCATACGCTACATACCTGATATGCTCTGTTGCAGGTTTCGAGCAAACAAAACCCAACAAGCTCCCATACGCTGCAGCGTTGACAGGTCGAACTCTAATTCTTTCGCCGGCCATGGCGGCTGTCGGAAGCTTAAAAGTGTATGCATTGTTATCATCGGCTGCGCCTATGATACCAGTTGCTGTTCCAAAATAAACATCTTCTCCGCTGTTTAGCGAAGTAATCGTGGTGTTGTTTTCATTGGCTGTAATAAGCCTTACCTTCAAGGGTGTAAACTTATGTTCTAGACCTTTTCCTGTCTTTTGAACTAGTCCTTTGGCGTCTGTTATAACTACTTTTGGCATAATATCCTCCTTTGTTCGCAAGATTCCAGCACGCTGGCGAGATCAGCTTACTATGCGTGTGCCGGGCCTAACATTATATATTAATCAATAAATCAACTTTCCACAATTCTTTTCATAGCAGGATTAATTGATATTGCTTCAACTATCTTGTCAAGCCTGGGATCACTGCCGCTTCTGGTTGTGGGTCTTTTTGAAACTTCTTTTTTAAGTGCTGCAACTTCACGCTTGAGTGCAGCGACTTCTTCAACGAGAGCTTCAACATTAACGTCAGATTCATTAGTTCTTCTTGGCATAATTTTCTCCTGTTTTATGCGTTAGTATTAATTATACATGACTAAGTCATTTATTAAAGGTAGTGATGAAAGAATTTGTCATAGTATCGCCTAGATTTTGCAAAGCAGCAAGTGTCTTTATCGATGTTTACGCCATCACTTTGCTACCTTTTATTGTGTGCAAAGAAAAAATGAGCGATGTGTCCCTCAACCACGAAAGAATACATTTAAAGCAACAGAAAGAGCTCTGGTTGCTTGGATTTTACTTTCTTTATATGTTGTATTGGATGAGATTTCTAGTAGAAGGAATGACGCGTGGCCAGGCCTATAGAGCAATACCCTTTGAAGCTGAGGCTTATGATAATCAAAATAATTTAAACTATTTAGAATCTAGAAAAAAGCATGCTTGGAAAAAATACATAAGAACTTAATTATTGCCTATCGCAAAATCTAATAATTTAGATGCACCGGTGACTACATCATCAATCGAGACATTCACAACTTCTTTATGGGTCTCCCACATTAAATGTGATTGATGTTCAAGTATCTCCTTTGACAAAGAAAGTAAGTGAAGTCTGCACTGGACTTCGTCTAATGACCCTTCGCCTTGTGGTGTTAACAGATACTCAATGGTACCTTCTTCTTCTGCAGCTTCTTCGTTTTTAGATTTTTTCCCCATAGTACACCTTTGTTTAGTAATACATTTATTATAAATCACATATAGATTATGTACACAACAATTAAATAAAAAAAGAGGCGACCGAAGTCGCCTCTTAGATATCTGCTATCTACAGGATTAGATTACGTCCATATCCATGCAGGTAACTGTACCGTAGAAGTCAGCACGAACCATCTTCTTGCCGTAGCGAGTCATCACGCCCTTGCGGGGTGTGAAGTCCTCTGGCGCGAAGATCGTCGGAGTGACGATAAGAGGTACGTAAGGAGCGTATACGTAACCAGTCTCAAGGTAGCTACCACCCTTGTACCCAACAAGAACCTTGTTGCGTGGGAAGTAAGGATCCTTATAGACCGTGAAACGGTTGCTCAAGCTACCAATCGCAGCGGCACCGAGTGAGAACGGAGCACCAACCTGTCCGTCACCATCAATCTTAAGAGCTGGCTTATAAAGCACGGAAGCTTCGAAGATTGTTGCAACTTCAGGAGAGACAACGATGAAGTTAGCGGAACCACGAAGTGTCTTTCTGTGGATCTCGTTAGCAACGTCGATGATTGTCTCAACAAGAGTCTCGTACCACTCGCGAACTGTACCGGTGAATGCCGGTCCGGTCTGGAGTGAAGAAGCGAGATTCTGCACTGCTCCTGTTACCTTGTTGACAAACTTACCGGGGCTACGGCTCCAGTAGTAGTTTGCGCCCTTAGCTTCAACGAGAAGATCATTAAGGATCTCGCGGTCGATTTCTAGAGCAATCTGCTCTGAGAGGATCTGAGTTAACTCGACCTCAGCGTCAAGGCTGTGGTAAGCGTTCAGGTCCTGAGCTAGCTCTGGAGACCAGCGTGCACGTAACTTACGTGTGGTCGCTGTGACTGCGAGAGACTCGATCTTAATGTCGATCTCGGGGATGACTGGATTCGGGTCTGTACCGAAATCTGACTCGAAGCTAGGAATAACCAGAGTAGACCCTGCGCCTTCGTCAGTAACACCATCAGTAACTGCATCAGAAATTGCGAATGAAGCTGAAAGAACGGGACCGAGGTCAAAACTAGCTGCTGCATGAGCACCACTCATAACGAGAAGAACGTGTCCGCCACTGAATGGATCGGGTGTCCATGCGCTAGTAGCTGTAGACCAGTC